CCATAGTAGCCCATTTTTACATATCCTACGGGCGTGTCTCCTGTTGTACTAACGAATAAATATTGCTCATTTGTTAAACCTACATTTAACGAACCTCTTACTCTTGCATTTTTTCCTACGTCAAGCGACGCTTCGGGTTGATTTCCTGCTATACTCTCTGTTGCAATTCCTAATCTTGCCGACTGCGATTCAAGGTTTAAAGTACCCCCGTTTGCGTCTCCTCCGTTACCTTTAATTGTCATTCTACCGTATACATTTATGAATTTAGCATTTTGTGTACCTTCAGATTGTGCCATAATAGAGTTCCCTATCTCTAGTGTATCTGTGTATATTGGTATAAAGGTAATAGACTGTCCCGAACTTTGGGGTGCAATCGTATTGGTAGCTATCTCATTAGTATTAGTAGCTATGTTAGTAGTATTATCTGCAATAGCGTTAACCTGTGCGGTAGTAATACCGTCTTTTAAAGTGTTTACAACTATCTCGTCTGCCTGCGCCGTAGTTATTCCTACTTTCGCAGTATTCGCAGCAACAGATGAATTTGCAGAAACCAATGCTTCTGTATAACCAACTTTTGCGGTGTTATCTATAATTGCAGATGTCTGTCCTGATGTTATACCTGTCTTAGAAGTATTCGCAGTAATCTCAGATGCCTGTCCTGACGTTATACCTACCTTAGCGGTGTTTGCGGTTATCTCGTTAGACTGTGCGGTAGTAATACCTACCTTTAAAGTATTCGCTGCAACCGCAGTATTATTAGAAACTAATAGAGGTAAATTTGCAAGCGTTGGGTAAAAAGCATCATAATCTGCCGAGTTAGCTAAAATGTTACCTACTCTGCCAAAAACTGTAGAAACGTTTTCGGTATTATCAATTTTACTCCACGCTACACCGTTTGAAATTATCCAATCCCCAACACCGTAAGAAATAGATTCAAAAGTTCCTGCTACTGAAACTATGTAATATTCTCCATTTACTGTATTTGCTAAAGGTAGAGTAGGAACGTCTGTAGATGCGTTCCACGTACTTTGAAATTTTAAGCCACCAATAATACTCGCAGGTAAATATGTTTCTAAAATTTTAGAACCTGCATCTAAAGGTACATAACCGCTAGGCTGCCCCTTATTTACTAAAAACTCTGCGGTAGTATTTATCGTACTAATATTAGTTGTATTAGCTATAATTGCATTCGATTGACCTGTTGTTATACCTACCTTATTATTGTTCGCTATTATTTCGTTAGCCTGTGCAGATGTTATTCCAACTTTGTCGTTATTGGTTATAATATTTGCAGCCTGTGTTGATGTAATTCCTACTTTTGCGGTATTTAATGTAATAGCGGATGCCTGTGCAGGGGTTATTCCAACCTTAGAAGTATTTAAAGCTATTGCAGTAACGTTTGTACCTATGTTAGTTGTATTTGTTGATATGCTATTTTCTAAAGTACTACCGTCAATAATTAAAGCATTCGAAGACGCTTCTGTTGTAATGCCGCTTTTACCCTCAACTATAAAAATTTCACTATTTAGGTCTACGTCCCCTGTCCCTGTATTACCGCTAAAATCTAAATCCTGCGTTGAAATATTATTGTCTACATATAATTTTACCGCAGCACTTGTTGGTAGTGTTGTATCATTATTAAAATTTTCAATACCATTTGCAGCAGTTACAAATTGTGTAATTGTAACTCCTGTGCCTGTATCTTTTAAAGAACCCCATTCTAATAAACTTGTAACCTTAAAGTCTCCTGCGGTGTTTAAAAACAGTCCTGTTTGGTTTCCTGAACCATCTGTAAGTTCCTTTAACGTTGCAGATATTGCTGCGTTGTCAATAGTTTTTAATAAGCCCTCGTAAGTTTCTGAAATTTTAGTATTAAATAGAGTTGCCATTCTTTAATTTTTTTGTTTTATTATTTTTAGTTTTTTTTAAGAAAGTTTTAAGTTTCTCAACGTTCTTTTCTTTTGGTTTGTAAATCATATAACCCAACCATTAAATGTTGCATCATAACTTGGGTAAATATCATCATTTACATTATTTGTGTATTCAGGATATGTCGTTTGGTTAAAGCCCATAAAATCAATAAATCGTCTTGAATACCATTCTGCATTTGTTCTCGCTTTTTCGACTAAATAGTCAACTTCTTCTTTACTAACTGAATCTGCATTTTCAGAACGATGTTTATACATTCCGCCATTTTTTATTTGATAACTTGCAAATGGTATGTAATCTACTTGCGAAAACCAAATCAGCATAGGTACTACATAATCGTCAAGTAATAACTTCCATCTTTCATTTATAGGTAAATCAATTCCTGCAACTAAAGCAGCAGTTAAGGCTTCATACATTTTTGTCCCCAAATAATTCTGTATGTGAATTTCTTGAGCAAGCTTGATAAACTGAATATATTTGTCCGTATCAACGTTTCCGTCAATTATCGAGTTACGAACTAAATCAGTTCTATTTATAAATAATACTGTTGCCATAATTTTGTCTTTTAAAATCCTTGTGGGTTATTTGGTAAAAATCCTTTATTCGGTAAATTTCTTGGTTGTATAGAAACTTGGTAAGGATTCGTAACTTTATATCCTAAAATAGCAGCCTGTCTTGTACCAATAATGTCTTGTGCATCCTTAGTACTTGTTTTAGCTAATTTACTCTTATATGTTACTCGTCTCCACGAATGATGGCAGTTACCTCCGCCCTTGTACAACCATATCGAATATGTAGCAGAATTTCCTTTTGGTCCCCATCCCTTGTTTACAGGTTCAGTACCCATTTTTATAATATCTTTTTTACGATACAATTTATTAGCTTGTTTCATTGCTCTACAAAATTTTCGAGCATTTGCACCTACTTTTCTTGGGCTATAATAGTACCTCACTTTAAAGTAATTTTCGCCTACTTTTTCGTCTTGTTCAGATGGACTATTAGGGTAAGCACTTCCTGTACTTACTAAATTTACAATTTTGCTTAAAGTAGATAATTTGTCTTTTTCTTGGTTATTTAAATCTGTAATAATTCCATCAATATTTTCTTCTTTTTGGTATTCTACATCTTGTTCGAAAATAGCTTCCCACTTAGTTTCGTCAATATCTTCGCCCAAAGCAATTAATTTAGCAGCAACTTCTTCATCTTCTTCATTTGATTCACTCGAGCAACATAATTTTTCACGTGATAATGGTACGCAATTAGGTACTTCTTTTCCATCTTTGGTTTTCATTCCTATCTGCTCGTAACCATCCCAACAAGGTGCTTTAAGTTCCGTATGATTTTCACAAGGCATAAAGTAAATTTCGCCCTCAATTTCCATTTCGTGAGACCCTTTGCAACCTAATTCTTTTGCTGCTTCATCTGCTTCGTCTTTTGTGTTATAAGCCTGTTGCCCATCTATTGTTTGTAAAGACTGTTTTTTCATTTCAACACCTGTTTCTTCTTCAATCGTATCTTTGTCTTGAAGCTTTTTATCTACTTCTGTAAACTCTAATGGTTGCAAAGTAGTAAAGTAGAGGTTTAAAGCGATATTATTATAAGCCAATAGTATATCAAACGAATCTATTAAAAGTTCCTGAAAAGGTCTAATAACCGTATTATCCATTAATATGGATGACGTTTTAATTTCGTCTGCATTGCTTGAAAATCCTGATGCAGTTCTAATTCCTAATAAAAAAGGGCTTACAATTCTATGAGCAACTTGAATCTTTGATTGTGATTCGTCAGATAAAAATTGGTATTGATTATGAGCATCGCTTAATTGTACAGGTGTAATTTCTGCTTGACTTTCTTTGTTGTCATTAAAAGCAAGTATAAATTTTCCTGCATTGCTTGAACCTGAAAACTTTTGTGCTATTTTCTTTTCAATTAATTGTCTTTCTTCTTGGTTTGGAGTACCGTTATTAAAGTTAATTAGCATACTTGGAGCAAGACCATTTAAGATGTTATTTAAATGGTAATTACTTACTTCTTCTTCAAGTTGAGCATACTGTAAGCCACCCTGATAATCAACAGGCGAATAGTAATAAAATCCTGACTTATATGGTTTGATGTAATAAATTTCTATGTTCTCTTTTGACATTCCAAAAGCAGGTATTCTTAAAGGTATATCGCTTCTTGTAATATTTTTCCAATCTTTAAAATAATAATATGCAGGTATTTCTCCATCTTTATTTGCTTTTTCTGCTCTTAAAGTTTCAACAGGTAAATGCTCTATTTGAGCAATTGTCTTTCTATCTTTTGAATATATTACTTGTACCGCACATTGCCCCATTAATTTTAAGTCATAACACAATTTTCTAACAACATTCTTTTTAAATAAAGAAATCATTTGTGCATACTGATTTGGTTTTCTGCTTGAATCTGTTGCATTTAAACCTTTTCCGTAGATAGCTTGGCTAATTCCATTTATAGCAGCATTATTGGTTGGACTACCATTGTACCTGTCAATTAGGTATTGAAAATAGTTATTATCTTCTCCGTATTCAATCCAATCTTCGCCATTTACTTCTTTAATTAATGGACTTGTATAAGTACTTAAATTTACAAATCCAAATTCTGAAATCTTTGAAGCTTTTTTAAATTGTCCTTTACTATTTCTAAGTTTTTTCTCCATATTTATGGTACTGAATAAGTGTTGTCAAATCCATTGTATTCTACATATTGACCTTTGTTTAATTTGTAAAATGCACTGTCTTGTAATTGGTTAATATCTTGGTCTGTACAGAATATTTTGTCTTTAAAAATCTCTTGTAATCTCCCCTCGTCTACATTCCACAATCCATTGTCGAGTTGCCAAAAATTATAATTTGTATTCCAAACATTAAAATTATTAAATAAACTTAAATCATAAAAATGCCCCTCAATTAAAGCAGGGTTAAATATATTTGCAAATATCAAATAATTCTCCTTAGCTTGTGCAGATAGTATTGTATATAATTTCGTGATATTCGTACTGTCATCTCGAATTGACATTATAAAGTCTTGTACCTCATAACTTCGAGGTATAACTTTTAATTGTTGAGCAGATGAAGATGTATTTAGTATAATCATATTATCTATATAACGTAATAATTTTACATATTTGTAAAAGTAAATTTACAAAAAAAAACCACCCTAAAAAAGAGTGGCTAATTTACTAACTAAATAAAGGTATTTTTATACTCCTGTTGGGTCAATTTGTAATGCTGAAGCAGTTGGAGTTGCATCTAAGAAAATAGGTGCAGTTTCTTCCATTCCCTCGAATGTTAAAGTAAAGCCACTTAAATCTCCTGCTGCTGCTCCTGTAACAACCGTACCACCTGTAGCTTCCATACCGTTTTCAAGCCCACAAAGGAACTTGTTACCATAATAGTCTACTACAATTATGTAAGGTCTTGCTACCGCTAATATTTGCAGTTCAGATTGTGTTTTAGCATCTAAAAATGTTAATGTTAGATTTAAAGTTTGAGTGTAAAAAGTAGTTCCATTTTCTCTGCTACTTGTTACAGTAGTTTCTAAAGATGAATTTCCTTTTACATCATATTCAAACCAAACAGGTGCAGGAGTTCCATCGACAATTGCACCCTCTTTTGTGGTGGCATCAATAGTTACTGAATCAATAGTTCCAAAGTCTGCGAATAGCACAGTTTTGATACCGCCAAATGCGGATTTACAAGGTATTTTTCTACCTGTGTTTAATGTACAAGCCATAGTTTTATTTGTTATAAAAAAAAAGGGTAAGCAGATTAACCACCTACCCTTGTTTTATTGATTAATTTAATTGATTATGCGTAAGTAACGATATCTGAAGCGATTCCAAATTGTACGCTTGAGGTAAATCTCATTACCATACGTACATTGTTACTTGCATCTAAATCTGCCATATCCAAAACCTTAACAGTATTTGTATCATTTAGCAAACCTGTACCAAAATAAAGGTTTGAACTTTGAGCAGCAATCATATCATTGTCCGCTTGTCCTGTCGCTACAAACACTTTAACACCGTTGATAGTCAAACTTCCGTTATTCCACCATTGCGTACCCATATTTTGAACACCATTAGCGCCAAGTCCGTTAGCGGCAAATCCACCTAATGCTTGAACATATAATTTAGCAGCTTTAGAACTTACGTATAAGTATAAATCTTCTTTACCATATAATGCAGATGGTATTTCAGCAATTACTTTGCTCATTTCATCTATAATATTAGCAGCAGTTAAAGCAACTCCAACTATTACTTGGTTTGCAGGAATGTCCCCTGCAGTTACAGAAGCAGCAATTAACTTGTTAAATCCATCAAATGAATTATTAGTTGCAGCAGCAGTATCTCCTTGCCAAATGTTAAATTCAGTATTTTGTGCAACTTCAGCAGCAACGTGTGCTATCATAAAGTCAGCAAATTTAGGAGGTAAAGTTTGACCTAAACCGAAGCCCATAGATTGTGATTCCCAATCGCTTACAAAATCATATTTACATAATTGTAAATTTACTTGTAATTCAACAGGTTGGATAATTCTTTCTGTTAAAGTAACTGAAGAATTTGGTGCAAAATCACACCCTGCAGCAGTAACTAAATCTCCTGTTGCTAGCTTCTTAATTACTTCTTTAAAAGAAATGTTTGCTTTTACCGTTATTCCACCGTCATCAATAGTTGATGCAGATAGTAATGCAGCAGCGATATATTCGCCTGCAAACTGTCCTGCATAAGTAGTAGTAATGTTAGTGGCAGTTGCCAATTGTAACTTGTCTAATTTATTCATTTTATTTCTATTTATTTAATCTGTTTAAAACTCTATCCATTGCAGAGCTTCCGAATTTATTGTTTACAAAATTGTGCTTCTTTACAGTTGCACTTTCATTTTCAGGATTGTGCTTTATTGGTTTTGCTGATGCTTCTGAAAATTCTTCTTTTACCGTTCTCGATTTTAAAATGTTGCTTTTTTCTTCGCTCATTTCTTCTTCTTCAACGTCTTCCATTTTAGCTTCTTTATCGCCTTTTAAATCAGCAATAGCATCTTCTAAATTTTGTATCTTAACTTCCATTTGTCGGTAGTCATCTTTAGTAACGTAATTGTCCTCGTCAGCTAAATCTTCAGTAATTTCTTCGCCATCTTCTGCTTCCTTTTCAGGAGCATCGTCTGCGACATCTCTAACGTCAGCAATTATACCTTCTTCTTCAACAACAACTAAGCGACCATCTTCGAGTAAGTATTCGCCAACAGGCATTGCTACTTTCTCGTCATCTGTAACGATAAAAATTTCAGAATCTTTTTCAAATGAATCAGCCGATACAACTGTTCCATTCTCTAACTTCATTTCTTCAAGCTTAACCTGAATTTTTAGAAGTTCTTTAATTTGATTTAGTTTACTTTTCATATTTATATATATAACGGTTTATTTATTAAAATTTGTATTTTCGATTGTTATTCGCTTACAGTTCCTGTAATTACTCCAATGCCTTGCGCCCTCATTGAGCCATCGCAACACTCTATGGAATAGGTATTTGTTTCCCAACAAAGACAAGCCCTGCCACTACCTTTAGGCGAGGTTCTTGAGCCTATGTAAATATTTTCTTCTGTATTATTTGGCATCTGTTAGAATTTTTTTAATTTGATTTAATGTAATTTCTTCTAAACTTTGTTCAGAATATTCTTCTTTTATAGATTCTTTTGGCGATTCTATTTTATCAGCAAAGTAGCCCTCAATGCTGAAGCCTTTTACTTTTCCTGTTTTTACATAATCATTCCAAACATCTTCGTTTTGAACTTTTACCGAACCCATCCAAGTGCCAACAGGTACGTCTAAACCATATAAAGCAGTCTTGTCTTGTTCCTTATTTTCTACAATCCAACTTTCAACCAACGTAAGACCATTTAAAGATTGTTCGTGTTCTAATGTAGTCTGTGATTGATTACCATTTTTAAGATATAATTGCGAAGCCTTTACAACCGTTTCTTTTGAAAAGAAAATGTAATAGTCTCCATCATTACCTTTTCTGTAAATAGGTTTGTTAGGAATTAATAAAGCACCCATTAGAAGTCTTTTCTCTTTGTTTATTTCAGCAAGTTTAATTTCTTGGTTCTTTAAAGCAATAAAGTCAGATTCAATTGCAGGGCTTTCAACTATTGAAATCGCTTCAATTCCTGCATCTTCTTGTTCTTCATCTAATATTAGTTCGATTATTCTCATAATTATATAACGTATTAATTTTTAAAATTTGTATTTCTTTATCCAATTGTAGCACTCGTAACAATGTTTCTGTCTAAACTTTGCGAAGTAGTTACGTCAGTTGAAACTACAAATGCCTGTACAGGTTGTGAAGATTGACCGCCAATAGCATCCGCCAATTGATTAGTCTCACTTGCTCCGACTACATTAAATGCAGGTGGTTCAGGAACTGAAGATGGCGAAGCACTTGCTGCTCCTGATGCAGGGTTAGTAGCAGAGCCACCTCCTGCTTTTGGGTTAGTTGCTAAAATAGATTTTACCGACTTAAAACCAATCGCTGCAGTTGATGCAATATTTACAAGTTTTAAAGCAAATCCAAATGGTGTAACAGTCTTTGTAGCTAATTCTGCAGTTATACCCTGATAGGTATTTATTAATGCAGCAGCCGCAGCAGCAGCTTTTCCTGCTTTAGAATTTTGCCCTAATAAATTAGCTATTCCTGCAAAGGTTTGTTGAGCCATATTTATTTCTGCATCTCTTTTTATACCCTCTATTTTATTTTGTTCATCATTAAACTTTTTGCGTATTCGCATCTTGTCTTCTTCAGTTCCATTTAGTCTTGTAACTTCAGCAAGTGCTTCATTCTTTTGTTCTTCTAATGTTAGTTCTTTTTTCTGTAATTCAGATTCCAAAAAAGCAGCTAATTTTTCGTCAGCAATTATTTTTTCTTCTTCTTCAATTATTTTCTTTTTTTCCTTAAATGCCTGTTCGACATCAATCAGCATTTGTTGCTCTGTTTCTTTATCTAATTTTAGTTCTTCTAATGCTTTTATTCTGTCTGCCCTTTCTTGTTCAATATCAGCAAATTTATTCTCTTTGTCTTTTATTCTAAGTCCATCTTTAAAATCTTGAACTGCTTTTGCTTGTGCAATTTCTTCATCTTCAAGTGCTTTTTGAGCAGTAGCCGCTTCTGTATTTAAAGCAATAATTTGTCCTGTTACCTCTTTTGCTTTTGTTAATTTTTCAGATTCTAAATTTAATAAATTAGCCCTTAATTGTGCTTCTTTGTCTAAATCTTCTTTGGTTGATTTTCCTAAGTTATTTTCTGCAATTTGTGCTTCCAATCTTAATTTAGCAGCATCTAATTTTTTTTCAGTAATAGCATCTTCAACTGCTCCTGCTTCTTTTAAAAATCCAATTCTTTCTTGTAATGAAAAATTTTCTTTATCAATTGCTTTGTTTAATAACTCTGCTCTTGTTCTGATTGCTTCAGCATTTTCTACAATTAAATCTCGCTCCAACCTATCTGCTTTTGCTCTTTGGTCTGCGATTGTTTGAGCACTTCTTGCATTATCTGAAATCTGTTTAGCTAAATCTTTGGATGCTTTGGTTAATTTCTGCGTTCCTTTTATAAGTCCATTTACTAAAAGTACTGCAGGATTTAGTTCCATATTTAAGCCAACAACTCCATCTTTTGCATCTTCAAATGCTCCTGAAAAATCCCCTTTAAATAATTTGGTAATTGCAGAACCTAATAAGCCAACGCTTTTCATTACTGCATCAAATTTATCCATTACAAAGGTTTTAATACTTGTACCGAATGATTTTAGCGATTTAATAGGATTCGTAAATACGTTAATTAACAACAAGCCTAAGTCCGCTAATTTATCAGTAAACACCGTAACCACCGAACCAATAACAAGCATCATTTTGTTGAACTTGTTTTGTCCCTCTTCTGAAGATGTAAATGCTGAAGCTAAAGCACCAACTGCTAAAACTAAAGCACCAAGTCCTGTTGCAATAATTGCACCCCTCATTGTCTTAAAAGAGCCTGTAACTTTCTTCAAACCTTTTCCAAGTCCTGTAAATCCTGAAGCAAGACCGCCTGTCATTTTATCAAGTTGTCCGATAACACCCTCGAATTGTTCCGTACTTTCTGTGGTACTTTCAATTTCTTTATTTAGGTTATCTACGCTTTTAACTGCTCCTTTTGTATCTACCTTAATGATAAATTGTTTTTCTACTGCCATTTTATTTGTGTTCTATATTGTTTAACTGCTGATTTTACATTTTTAGGTAATGAGTATTTACCTTGTGCAATTCTAATATTCTCGGTTTCTCCATCTGCTATTTGTAGCAAATCTAATATGTTTTTTATCATACTTTGTTTAATAATTCGATACTACTTTTTCCGTTCTGAAGATTTGTAGTAATTGAGTTAATAATATATCGTTGTGAACTTATTTCAAAAGTGTCATTTAATTGAAAATCAAATAATATCCTTAATGGCAAAAATGCATTTACTTGGGTAATTCTTCTCCTTGTATTAAAAATATCAATAACATATTTACTGTGATAAACTAAAAATAAAGTATCAGTAAACGCAGTTGTATTTGTAAATTCATTTATTTCATTATTAAAATTTATATTTCCTTTGTTTTGACTTGACGTTAGCGATTCACTATTTGATGGCATCACATAAGTTGTTTTTGAAACAACGCTTGTATCTGACAAAACAAGGCTAATAGGCGATGCAGTTGCATTTTTTTCAATGTAATAAAATATTAATGGCTTACCAATATATGGTTGTCTATTTTCATTAACCGACCAACCCCATTGTATCTCTGTATTTACGCTATTAGCTACATCAATTAAACGTTCATATTTAAAATGCTCAAAAGGTACAAGTACTTTGTAAATCTCCGTAGATGCATTTAAATTAAGCCCACCTGATTGTCCTGTTGGCGAACCTGAATAACTTAATGCACCCCAATTTGCACCTGAAAGCTGATTATGTTGTTTTGCTAAAAAACTACCTGTACCCTCATATCCATAAACAATTTCGTTATAAGGCAATGCAACACTTACTGAATTTTTTGTTGTATCTATAAATTTTGATATATCATAATTAAACGGTTGGTCATTACCGTTGATATCTGAACTTGTATAGTAAGATAAATTTCTTCCTATTGGTGAATAATTTGGTGCATCTGTTGAATCTAATGGTCTCACAACAATTGTTCCGACAGTATCGACATAAGCAACTAAGCTGAACATCTTAAACAAACTTGTAAGAAACGATATTATTGACATTTCAGGTATTTGTTCACTTACTGCAAAATCAAAAGTATTTGTAAGATTAAAAGCACCTGTAACACAAGTATCTGAATAAGGAAAAAGCTGACCGTTTGCCTGATTTATTAATGTTCCGTCAAAATCCCACCTTACATTTGCAAAACTTATGCTTGATGTTGATGTTATTGATACAGTTAAAAAATCGTTTGCACTTGGTATAACCGCATTGCTGAAAGTTCTACTTCCTATTCCGCTTGCTGATTGAAATGCAACCAATCCATTTATAAAAATTGTTACAATATATGGTTGTGGTGGGTTAGAAACATCAAATGTCTTTAATGTGTTATTAAACAATCGAGCACCACCTGTAAACATTGCAGATGGTGTTGTTATTCCTGTTGATGTATTTGTAATTGCAAGATTTGGAGGTGATAAGGGTAACCATCCGCTTAATTGTGTCGTAATTGCAGCGGTTTGTTGAGCAGGTATTACATCTCCACTTTTACGATGTAGCCACATATACAATCGTGAAAAGGTAAAGTTATCCATATTAAACCAATCTTTCGAAAAAACTATGTCTCTCGTATAACCATTTGCAACTGTATATTTTAATTCAATTTCTTCAATGATTTCAAATAATCTAACTGCAAATTTTAATTGATTCCATACAACCCCTTTAATGCTTCCTGCAACGTAATGTAGATTAAAAGTTCCTGCAATATTTTCAGCAGAATTATAGTAAAGTCTATCCGTATGGGTAATTAATGGCACTAACATAGAACCATCTCCAACATTATCGTTCATATATTGGTTTATACTTGCCGCAGTATATGGTATAGAATATTTTGAAGCAGACCAATCTAAACTTGCAAGAGTGTCCTCTCCTAAGATATCAGGTAGTTCAACTGTATTGCCAAAAAATGTAATTTTATAAGTGTAAGCAATTCCATCTTTTAAAGCAACACCCTCTAATCTAATTCTTCCTGTTTTATATGGTATTGAGTTTAATTCAATTCTTGCATCTTTTTTAATTCTTGCATCAAATCCGCCTACAATATCAAAATTATAATAGTGTTTAAAAATCTTGTTATTAATACTACTTGCAGGAATAGTAAACGTCTTTGTAAAGGAGGTAAATATTTTAGCTACATCTTTTACATTCTGAATTGTTTGAGTTAAAGAAACCGTTTCATCTTTGAATAAATCAATCCTTGTACCCTCTATGTATAATTGTAATTCTTGCATCTATGTTATTTCTATGTTACCTTATGTTATTTATGTAATCAAAAGCATCTTCAAATTCCATCGTGTAATTAATTAAACCGTCATTAAGCGATGTCTTTAAAGTAATCGCTGATGATTTTACACGTACAGGTATAATAGTTCCTGCAATCTCAAGCCAAACGTATTCGCTTAAAAGTAATTGTTCGAACCATTCAACTGCTCCTTCAGGGTAATATCCTGAATTTAAAGTGTAAGTTTTTTTAGCTTGTGTATTAAATACTCTTACAGGTGCGTTACTGATTTGATAATCTGCAGGATTGATTTCGTAATTGATTGTAGAGGATTTATAATTCTCATTTTTTCTTGCAATTTTATCTGTTGATTTTAATGAAAACCAAAGGTCTTGTTGAGCACCGAATTTATTAATAAAAACAATTTTTCTTCCATCTCCGTATTTACTGCAATCTATTCTATTAATTTTTAAAGCATCTTGAACTCCTGCAGTTAAAATAAAGCTTTGAGTATCTGAATAATTTACAAATATTCCATTGCCATTTGAATTTAATACTGCTACACTTCCTGCAACTCCAATAGGTACAAAAATTTGATATGTATTACTTACAGTTCCGCCAATATTTGATGGTGAAATTAGCCAATTTGAGATTGCATTTTCAGGGTTCGCTCCATCTAAATAGCTACCGTATGCTTCCCACCCTTTGTCGTCTGTAATTACACTTGAACCAACTTGTGTTCCACCGCCATTTAAATCATTGTAATTAATTAGAGTTGTTTTAATGTCTATTGTAATAGGCAAAAAATTTGATGCATACTCTATGTTTAAATAATCTCTGCACAATTCTGAAATCTCAAAAACGGTAAGTGTTGTATTTATTGCTTTATTTTTAATAATTCTATAACGTACCGTACCATCAATTTCAAGCACTAATTCAGTAGACTGAACGTTTCCACTTGTGGTGCTTATACTTTTGAACTGTGGGCTTCTTAATCTTATTTGTGCCATTTCATTTATTTATTTTGAGCCTAATATAATTGCATTTTCTACGTCTAAAAAAAATCCATCTTCAACGTCTTGTGCCAATCCTTTTATTAATTCTTCATATGGTTTTGTAAAAAACAAATTAGCTTTTAAACCTTTGTTGTAGATACTTCGAGCAATTAAAAAACTCATTGTATCATAGCTTAAAAACCTGCCTTGTTTATCTCGCCATTGAAACCTTTTTTTATTTAGCCATTTTAAAATTCCTTTGGTTAAACCACCTTTTGGTCCCGTACCGCTTCCGTATTGAAAAGATGACATTGCACTTGCAGTTTCAGGATAAACAGAAGTCTTTCCTCGTACTCCTTTATCGACAAACATAGCGTAAGGTTGCATCATAAAATCAACTAAAAAAATACTTGGTTCAACTGTTAAATTGTAACTAAGAGTATCATATAATTCGCCCCTACTTTTCTTGTCGTCTACTAAATTCATTTTAGCCCTTTTCACAACTTGCGTAGCAAATGCGTTAAGTACTTTTTCTAACTCTTTGTTTTTCATTTTTTCCATTACAAAGGTGGGCAAATATAAATATCGTTATAAATCTGAATATCCATTGTTGCACTCCAACCTGCTAATTGGTTTTCAAATCTGTCATAAAATGGGGTAATACTCGGACTTCCGTTTAGCTGATACATCTCGGTATAAAGAGTTCCCTTTCTTAAACGTTGAATAAGACGATTTAAGACCGCCAATTGAGTGTTAAGGATATCTTGAACATCATTGTTGCCAACGAACCTGTCAACCGTTAGTTCTTTACTTTGGTTTACAATATCACAAGCTAAAACTGTGATGTTAAAATCTAAAGTATTTTCATTATCAATTACGTTATTAATTATAATATGCCCAAGTGGAAAAATATCTTGTTTATTTAAATTAACATCTGTTATGTCTCCTGTTGTAACTGTGTGGATATTAACGTCTTTCAACAGTTCATCCTTTATGGTTTGTGTTAATTGATAAAATCCCCTTACACCCTGATTAAAGTCTGCCATTATTTAAATTTTTTCTTCATTTGATTTGCTTCTATTTCTGCTTTGTCTTTTATAAATGCTAACATCATAAAACAACTGTGAAAGTTTAGTTTAGTGATATTCTCAAATCTTGTAATATCGCCTTGAGCGAGCCCGTAAAGTGACTGATACCACCCCCATTTGGTTGAGAAGTTAGATACTGCGTCAAGGCTTGGGTTTCCCCCTTGCCCAAAGAGTTCGTCATAATTGTCGATAACTCTAGCCCTAAATTCCAAAAAAAAAAAACTGATGACATTACCGCGTCCATAGGCATATCAAGCATCGCTTCTTCGTTTCCTACTTTATAATCTACAATATTATATTTGTCTTTTAACTTTGAAGAAACAGGTCTGTAAAGAACTGCCATTGCTTTTTCTATGTTATCCCAATCTCCAATGTTTAAGTCAAGGTCAATATATTCGCCTAAACTCATATCGTCTAATTTAGAATGAAATCCGTAATCGATTTTATCCAATTCGAACCTTTTAATTAATGCAGGTTTTTCATCAAACATAGTATAAATTATAGATGCAATTTCTTCAGTATCTTGTACTCTTAATTTCAAAACTTTCTCCAAAGGAATTTTGCAAAAAATCTCAATCATTTTTGATTGTAAAAACATCTGTGCTTTTTCATCCTTTTCAGCTTTATCACTAAGTGTTAAGAATTTCTTGTATTGTCTTAATGTTATTTCTTTTAGCGAATTTGGAATTGTTACCTGTATCATAGTTATATAACGTATTTAAAATTGAATTTTACAAAAGTAAATATAACAAAAAAAAAGCACCCATATTTGGATGCTTCTTATTCTGAAATAATAAAGTAATAATTAATCATTATCTGCTTCAAAGCAAGACCTACTGCAGAAGTCTTTGTCTTCATCTATTGATTTACCGCAAGTTATACATTCTCCTGCTAAGTCATCAATTGGATTTAAGCTATCGTACCATTCCATATTTAAAGTGTTATTAATATAAATCTTCCAAATGGAAGTTTAATTGAATAGATTGAACCATTACCGTTTCTGTAAGCTAATGATACTATTTTAGTTTGATTGTGATTTTTTGAAAATTTCCCTATTGCTAATCTCATAATTTTTGGTTTTTAAAATGGGGCTTTTACACCCCTTTGGTTTTTATTTTTTTAACTTCTCTAAAGCATCTAAATAAGATTGCGGCATTATAAAACCTTTATTACCATTAAATTTTTCGACTTTCTCTGTAACCACTTTGTTTTCGTTTTTGTAAGATACTGTGTTCATAATATTCTGTTTTAAAATTAAAAGCTTTATTGCTCTTGTTCAAATATAAAACAATTAAATGATATACACAAATTATTTAATAACTTTTTTTTATAAATTTAAAAAGGGGTTTTTACACCCCCTCATATTATCCGTATATTTCATTAGGCATTTCGTTCTGCATCTTATCTATCTTAGCACAATGCTTAACGTGCTTCCAACACTCTGTAAGGGTCTTTTTGCAATAAGCCCAATCTTCATCTGTATTGTCATCTTCCGCTTCTGCAATTTCTTCTACCGCACCCATTGCTTGGCAATACATTGTATCGTTATAATCTCCGCCACTTTGTTCCTGAAAAGCATTAACTATTAAATCGTGTAATAAGTAACTTCTGTCTTTGTTATTCATCTTGTTCTGTTTTTAGTTATTAATTATTTTAAAGTAATTAGATTTTGTTTAGCTGCATCTCTTAAAAGAGCTACTCTTTGAATATGTAAGGGACTTGAAAAATAATAGTTTTTAACTCCTAAAGACACTAATTCTTTAATACTTTGCTTGTTTAAATTTAAATCGATTTTCATTTTGTTCTGTTTTAATAATTAAGATAATTCCTAACTACCTGACAAATATAATGGGTATTTATTTATTAACAAAGCATTTAATAACTTATTTTGATTTTCTTTGTAAATTGAAGATAATAAAGACTGTTCCTAATAATATGAATAACGTGAAAAATATATTGTCTAACATATGCTTAAAATTCAGCGTGTTCTCTGCATTCTTCGCAGATATCCATTTCGTTCCATCTTCCTGCACCACAACAGTCAGACGTCTCAAAGTCATCGCAATCTCGAGTTCCTGAAACATCTATTGTTCCGTCTTTAAAATGTTTTACTATTAGTCCTGTTGCCAATGAAATAGTCTTGTAAGGTTTTGTTTTAAATATCATAATGTTCTGTTTTATTTTTTATCTTCAATTATTACAAATTCAAATGTAGGGTAACAATTTCTAAGGTTTGATAATTCTCTTTCTGCTTCCTGAAAACTATCGCATTCGATAAATAGTTCGCAAGTTGGTTCTTTGATTAAATATATTGTAAATCCTTTCATTTTGTTCTATTTTAAAAAAGGGGTTTTTAAGCCCCTGTGATTATTATTCTGCAG